TGGAGCGTGCCGAGACATGGCAACGGAGGTGGCAATGGCTGATGTGTTCATTTCCCACGCGGCAGCGGATTCGCCCTTTGCAGAATTTCTTCACCGTCACCTCACTCAGGAGGGGTTGAGCGTGTATTTGGCCTCAGTCTCGATGCCACCGGGCGAGCGTTGGATGCCGCACATTATGGACAACCTACGCAGTTCAACTTGGGTGCTTTGCCTTGCAAGCCGCACTGCTTGCGCCTCACCGTGGGTGATGCAGGAAATGGGTGCTGCTGTCGCTGGAAACAAAAAATTGGTTCCGATTATCTGGGATCAGCAACCAGACGCACTTCCAGGGTGGATGAGGCAATACCAAGCGGTCAATCTTGCGGGACAGCGGCAAGAGGAAGCCAGGGCGACCATTGGCCGCATCGCGGAAGCGATCAAGGCTGAAAAGAAGAAAGGGCTTGTAATCCTCGGGCTACTGGTGGCAGGACTTCTAGCCCTTGGGAAATGATATGAGCGGATACTACGGCGCCCCGAATATGAGTGGCCTACTGGCTGCGCTGATGAAACCGACGCGGCGGAAGGTGTTTGTGAGCTACCACCACGGCGGTGACCAAGCGTACTACGACGAGTTCTCCCGCTTTTTTCACGATCAATATGAAGCGATTCGAGATAACTCTTTAGAGCGCCTGATCCAGAGCGACGACACCGAGTACGTTATGCGGCAAATTCGGGAGCAGTACATCACTGGAACCTCATGCACTGTTGTGCTTATTGGCGCACAAAGCCACGAGCGAAAGTACCTGGATTGGGAAATCAAGGCAACTCTGGATAAGTGTCACGGACTCGTGGGCATCGCATTGCCGACCCACGCTAAAAATCCAGCAGGCGAAATCATTGTTCCTGATCGCTTTCTTGACAATCACAAGAGCGGATACGCGGTCTGGGCGCACTGGAACGGACTTACGGCAAAAAGCTTGACGCAGTTAATTGATACGGCAATATCAAAACCGAGCAGTCAAATCGATAACACACGCCCGATGCGTCAACGCAACGGTTAGGAGACAAGCATGGCTGTAATAACAAAGGGTAACTTTTCAATTGACATAGGGTTTGTCAAACTCGGCGGCGACTTCACCGAGGACGACAGGCAATGCGCCTGGGAGCTTTACACGGAACTTGCGACTCGCGTCGCTGTTACAGGAAAGCCCAAAGACCCTGATTGCGCCGACTTCACTGGCGAGGTATTTGCAGAGAGCCTTGCTTCACTGCACACGTTCTTCGGAGAAGCCAGAAAAATAATGCGCCAGTTCCCAGTTGGATCACTGAATGCAAAGGGCGTTGAGAACCACCTTGGTGCGCTGGTTCACCGTTCGATGCGGGACGTGTTGCGGCCATTCCTCGAAGCATGGCAAGCAGATTACCGCTTTTGGTGGGAGAACATCAGCGACAAGTCTCTACCGCCATTCGAACGACAAGCTGCATATCCGAGACTAAAAGAGATGATCTCTCAATGGAGTGACGTTCGATCGATTATGCGAGCAATTCAAGATAAGCTGGTCAATATGTACAAGCTTGTCGATGTAACCAAGCTCGCTTGAATAACTCGCCTGCTATTGGACTGCAATAACATGAGTGCTCCTAAAGTATTTCTGAGTCATGCAAGTGAAGATAAAGATCGCTTCGTACTGGATTTTGCACGCCAATTACGTGAAAACGGCGTGGATGCTTGGCTCGATCAATGGGAGATGAAACCGGGCGACAGTCTGGTAGAAAAGATCTTCGAAGAAGGGTTAAAAGAAGCACGAGCCGTAATCGTTGTCTTGTCCAAGGTCAGTGTTCAGAAACCCTGGGTTCAGGAGGAGTTAAATACCTCGGTGGTCAACAGGATCAGCCGTGGTACCCGGTTGATCCCTGTAGTCATTGATGATTGTGAAATACCCGAAAGTCTACGCTCGACTCTATGGCAGCGGGTGGATGACATTGCAAACTACGACCAGAGCTTGCAACGTATCCTATCGGCAATCTTCGACATCAACGACAAGCCCGCCATTGGAAAGACGCCTGCCAGGTTTGCAGGGGCAGCGCCTTTGATTTCTGGTTTGACACGGATCGACGATTTAGTTTTGCGTGTCGTTGTGAAGGTGCAGATCGATGAAGATTCTGGCCTTGTGAGTTGGGAAAAACTGCGTGTTGATCCGACCCTACATGATGTCCCTCAACAGGAACTGGTCGATTCGCTGAACATTCTCGAACAACATTCCCACATCAAAATTGGCCGAGTGCTCGGAGCACCGTTATCCCATGTCATGTTGACGGACTATGGCTTTCAGCAGTTTGCACAAGCATATATAGAGGACTATCAGAACGTGGTTAGTCAAATTGCAGCGCTACTGGTCAACGAGTCCATTAGGATAAATATGGAAATAGCCAAGCGCGTCAATAAGCCTCGTGCCTTTGTTGACTTCGTGTTGAACCTGTTGGAGAGCAATGGTCACATCAAGGTTGCGAAATACATGGGCGGTCAATCCAACGTCTGGGATGTTTCTGCATCGCTGCGTCGAGCGATTCAGCACCCATGATTGGATTTATTGCGAGTAGTCGATTACCCCAGTAACAGACCGAACTCCATGTTGCGTCGAGCTACGAGACCAGGAAGCACCTTCCCGCCGCCATAGACCCAGCGTCGCAGCTCCGTTGCTGCAGCAACCCAGTCCCGCTGGTTGATGCGTCGCCGTAGCGTCGAGGTCAGCAACCGCCCAGCGCCAAGGTTAAACGTGAAGTCCACGATGGCAGCCAGCCGTCTTTCGGGTTCGGTGGCCAGAACCGGACAGTAACGCAGTGTGGCTGCGAGCGCAGTTTGCAGGTCGTGCGCCAAATATTCATCGGCTTTAGTCTCCGTGATCGGCGGGTGCTTCGAATCGCAGAGGTGGCCGTAACCAATCGTCCAGAAACCTGCAGGGCAAACGTAGGGAATGGCCGTGATCTCCGTCCCGCGCCTCACCTTGCGCTCGAACCCCTCGAATCGCTTGGCCAGATCGATAGCCGCCTTCGGCACCTCGATCACGGCCGCACCCGGTCAAACACTCGCCCGAGGAACCAAAAGTTCAGAACCCCGGCCCACAGCGCCTGATCGGCCTCCGTCCAGACATGCAGGATGGCCGTCCCCCAGCCAGCGCCAGCGGTCACGGCTGCCGCAAACGCTGCCGTCTTGGCAGCGCAGTACAGCGCCATGAACCAGTAGGTGATCACTGGCCGAACGCTGACCGACAGGGCATCAGACCAACCGACACCCGATTTTTGGCCCTGTGCCACCACTGCATCACGTAAAGCCTCGACAGCGCCCACATTCCATGCTGCGTCAGAAGCGGCAGCGATCTCGCTCATACGCTGTGCACCGCGCAACTTCTCGAACTCCAGCGCCTTGTCCTGCATCGCCAGTTCGTGGCCCCGTTCGCCCTGGCGGTCCAGCCATTTCAGGATCTCGGGCGCCAACCGGAACGCACCGCCCATGAGTCCTCCGAGCAGCGTCTCGATCATTGGGCACCCCCCATCAGTTTTAGCTTGATGGCTGCGCCGACCAGGATGATGGCCAACAGCCCGGTGGTGGCGACCTTAATCACGGTATGCCACGCCGTTCTGCGGGCATCACGCCACGCTTCCAGCAGATCGCGCAGCTCACGAATGTCACGTGCGGCGTGTCCATTTTCCAGGCCGAGGTGGGCCAGGCACCGCTCGGCTCCGCGTTCGGCGGCACGGGTGAGCAGGTCGTCCAGATCATCGGGGCGCAGGGTGATGGACTGCGGCGAACCAAGTTCTTGTGCGTTCTCCATGGTTGGATCTCCAAAATGCAAAATGCCCGCACCGGATGTCTCCAGGCGGGCGTAAATATGGGTCTGTGATTCAGGCGAAGTGGTCGGCCTTGGCCAACGGCTTGATGAAGTTGGGCAGGTGGTTGGGATTGATGCCAGCGGGAATCATGGCGGGATCGACGATGTCCTCCACCTGCTCGCCATCACGCAAGGCGTGAATGCACGCGGCAACCGTGCACTCCTCCAGCGCGGTGAGGGTGTGGACCTTGTTGCGGGCAATGAAGATGATGTGAGGCGCAGTGAACTCCGACACAACACCATCCACATCGACTCGCAGTCGCCCCTTGACCAGCAAGGTGGGGTGATCGAAGGTGTGCTTGTGACCCTCGTTGACGTCACCTGCCCTCTCGAAGGTCATCAACTTGATCCAAAGATTACTGATCAAACTCAGTTGAGATTTAGGGCTGGCCATTGATACCTCCCGGTTGTGGTTCTGTTGTGATGGGAATAGATGGATAGGTGATGACCGGATCAAGGCGGCCGTCAACGGCCTTGAAGCTGATCATGTCCATGGTCACGTCATCTGGAATATCAGCATTGGGAAAACTGGTTTCGTCCTCAATCGCCGGACAGTCCGCCAGTGGCACGAGCCGGACGTCCCCTTTTTGAAAATTGAAATAAAGGCGCTGCATCATTCCTCCTCAAACGAACTGGATGTAGGTGGCCGTGAATGAATTCACGTAGATCGAGTCGCCGCTCGAACCACTCAGGATCGAGCCATACAGGTCAAACGTGACCATGCTATTGGGCGGCACCGTGAACGTGCCGAAGTTGTAGGTCTGCACGCCTCGGGCCGAGTACGTGCCATAGGTGCCCACAATGGAGCCGTTTTGGCGGATCTGAAATCCGTAGGTGTCATCGGCGGCAAAGTTGATCACCGCCGTCAAATTGATCTGCATCGACTTGGTAGCGCTGTAGTTCCAGATCGTGTGCCGACAGTTGCCTACGTTGACCTGCACGGTGCTTTTGCCCTGCGCAGCCATGTAGAACATGTTCGTATAGTAGGTTCCGCGAGACCATTGCGTGCTGGAGTAACTCGACCAGATCATGTAACTCGGTGAGCCAATCGAGCGGCTGGCTCCTGGCGCCAGCGAACTGAACGTCTGAAACAGGCTGAAACTCTGCTTGACGTATTCGTCTGTAGCAAAGGATGTGGTGAGCACTCGCCCGGATGTTTTCCACTCTGTTCCGGTGCAATACAGGTCATAGGCCTCGCCCGGTGCGAGTGTGACGGTGGCAACCCCGTCAATCAACTCGACTCCACTGGGATCCAATATCAACACCCCCGTGCCTGAATTGCGCACAGCGATGGTGAAACCAGCACCCAGCGTGGCAGCAGCGGTCAAGTTCAGCGTGAAAGTTCCGCTGCAGTCGATCATCCGGCCACGGTCGCTTGAAACCACGGTGTAGGTCGCTGTTTTGTTGACGTAACCGGAACCGAGCGAGCCCAGCGTGGTCAGGGCGGTCGCCGCGCTTCCGTCTGTCCCGAGCAGTCCCGCCAGATATGAGCGCAAATCGCTGAGCGCGGTCTTGAACTGCCCCTCGGTGACCGTCGAGCCCGTGAAATTGGAAATGGGTGGCAATGCAGGCATGCATGTCTCCCGCTCACTGAGACCACATCAAGGTGTTTTCACCTTGAGAGGCGGTCGACGCAGAAACCGTCACGATCGATTCGGTCCCGCTGACGTTCTTCTTGAAGTAGAGCTTGCCGTCCGTGGTGTTCAGGGCCAATTCGCCCAACTGAAGCTGCGTCGTGGTCGGGACCTTACCCACCACAGAAGATTGTTTGACCTTGATGACTTGAGCCATAAACAGGCCTCCTTTTCTCTAAACAGAGGGGTTGAAGAAAACTCAGAACGTTCCGCCATCGATGGCGGCACTTGTGGACAAGGCGTCTGTGATGCCGTAGCCAGCCAGCGTCGTGGGCTTGCCCGTCACGCTGCTCCAGGCGGGGGTGTTGGTGGTGGTGCCTGCTGCTGTGAGACGGCCCTTGGCATCCACCGTGAAGGTGGGGATCAGGGCACCGGATCCGTAACTGGACGCGGCGACACCGGTACTGGCCAAGGTGGCTGCACCCGTGACGTTGGCTGAACCATCAAAGGCAGCGGACGTCCAACTCACATCGCCCGTCATGGCGATGGTTCGAGCAGTCAGTAGCTTCGTGGCAGTACCTGCATTGCCTGTAATGCTGGTGATGCTCACAGCGCCCGTTGCGCCATTGACGCTGGAGACCGAATCGGTGTTGTCGATCTTGTCCCAGGCGCTGCCGTTGCTCACGATCCAGTCACCGACTTGCCAGTCGGTGATGCCACTGACGTTGGTACTACCGGCCGTGGCGACCTTGTAATAGAAGCCCTTGTTGCTGCTGGATGCCGCCGGAATAGTGGGTGTGTTGGTGCTGGCGTTCCAGGTGCCCTGGTAGTTCAGCCCGCCAATGGCCACATCCGGCAATTGCGCCGTGGGCACCTTGCCATCTGCACCAAGCCCTGCCACACCATTGGCCACGCCCACCGCACTGGTGGCCACCGCCCCAACAGCGGCGGCCGTGGGCAGTGCATGGACGTGGTCGGCGCGTGCGGCTGTAGTGGCCGTGCCGACCGATGCGCTGGCAGCCAATGCGCTGGGGGCTGCCGTGGTCAGGTCCAAGGCATCGGTAATGCCGTAGCCACTCAGTGTGGAGGGCTTGCCGGTGATGGCCGTCCAGGCAGGCGTGATCGACACATTGGCTGCAGCCGTAATGCGACCCTTGGCATCGACCGTGAACTGACCGACCTGGGTGGCGTTGCCATAGCTTCCCGCGGTCACACCCGTGGCTGGCAGAGCGACTGCCACACCGGCACTCAGCGTGCCCGTGCCGGATACGTCACCGGTGATGGCAAGGCTGTCGGCTTTGCGGGCAAAAGTGCCTGCACCTGCGATCGGCGTGACCACGTTGCCGCTCTCGCCAATGAACAAATTGTCCGAGACCTCGGACCAGGCCAATTCACCCACGGCCAGTGTGGGTGGCGTAGCGGTTGTGGCAGAGCGTTTGATCTGTAGGGTTTGGGGCATGAAATCCCTCCTTGAAGTTGATAACTGCGCAAAATCAGAAGTAACCAGCGTCGATCACGGCGTTGGGGTCAAGCACGCCTTGATCGCCTTTGTCACCCTTGGGGCCAGTCGGGCCCGGGACGCCGATGTTGGTGAGCACCGTGCGCGTGCCTTGCGGCTGAACTCGCACGGTCTGGGTGTCGGTTTGCACCGTGACACCAGGTTGCCTCGGTGTGGTGATGGAAATTCGGATGGCCATGGTGTCTCTCGACTCCCATCAGCCGCGTGTGATTCGCATGGACACCAGCACACTGCCTTTGAGCAGCTGGGTGCGAATGCCCGCCG